CTAAAACTTAATTGAGCGTTCATTAAACCCAAGTTAGCATCTGCCTCTTCCTGATAAAACCCTATAAGTAAGTTCCAACCAACCCTATTTATATCTGATCTCTGTCTAACTGGCATCCTAGAGTCCCCTAGAATATCCTCATCTAATATCGAAACATCTAATACAAATCCACCAGTGTTAGAGGACATATTATAATCATATTTAGTCTGGTTGCCTAAGTCATAATTAGTCCAACCCTTGACGGTTATATCGTTTTCTGAATTAATTGCAGTTAATATTAGCTCTCTCCAATTATTTGATACGTACATCGGATTAGGCTCTGCCCAAGATAATTGAGCGAATGCAGTTATATTCTTTGCATTGTTATCTGTGTCTACGTCTGTCCTATCTTCATTAATTGAATGAGTATATAAGTACCCATTTGCATCACTAAGGAAAATAGCCTCTTTACCGTTCTTATCTTCCATGGTCTTTGCACACTTAACATCAAATGGAAGATTATACTTAGTAAATCCACCTATCTCATTACAATAAACGTAAGCTGTATCCCTGACTGTATTGGCTCCAATGCTTACGAATGTCATATACTGATCTAATGGTGCATATCCACAACTGAAGAAGTTTTCAAACTGTGCCTTATTCAAAGCATTATCAAAGGTTTCATCTTTGAATATATCGTCAATATCTCCACGACCTAAAGTTACAGGGTCTCCAAGTTCATTTAATTGGTAACGTCCGTTTTGTATCCTATACCAGCCCATCCTAGACATAATATAAACATCACCATTCTTAACGTGTATAGTGTCGTTGTAACCACCTATACTATCATTAATTAAGGTCATTCCATTAGTCGAAGAGTATATACAAGTAGTAGTTTCTTTCACTATTACTAAGTATGGATTCAGGTTATCACCATTGTAAAGACCTCTAGCAATTCCTGTTATAGGCCCTTCTCCTGGGATATTTAATCTAGCTCCAGAACCATATAGTCCAGAAGCACTATCGTCATGTGCATCAGGAATGTACTCCCCCGATATATAAACATCACTAGGATAAGTAGCATTTCCTGTATAAGCTAAGGCAGCATTAAACTCAGTTAGATACTTACCTCCACCAGATAAAGGTACTCCGTTAATAGTTGGTGGCTCCTGTGCTGATGTTGGCTTCATATCTAAGTTATAGGTCCCTATACCTAATGCTATTTCACCATGGAATAACCAAGCACCAGCGTTACCTATGTCTTTAATATATATCCTGACTTTATCTATAAAATCATTATCTGCCGTAACAGGTATATCACTTACATCTATACCATCATCCGAACCATCAGGTGTCACCTGTGCCGATGAAACTCCTATATTAGTTTCAAATCCTACACCTGAATCGTAAAAGGTTAATCCTACTATATAAGCTGAGTTCTCTAATAATGTAGCTAAACCACTACCATCATCTAAAGCAACTGTAGGCGCACTAGGAACAGCTTGTCCCATCTGTGTAAAAGTAGTTCCATCCCATTGAAACAATCCATCATCCTCTATACAAATTCGGTGTCTACCATTCATAGTTATTGCTCTATGTTTAGTATCTGCCGATAAACCTGTCTTAATAATTGAACATACCCCTGTATCAGTAATAGAATAAAGATCTACTCCAACTTTAACTAGTCTATATCTAACGTTAGTTGCTGTTTTAAAGAAACTCATAGAAAGTATAGGGCCGCCTAAAGTAGCGTTCAATGCAAACCTAGATAGTCCAAAGCGTGTATGCATGATTCCTTGAGAACTATATACATTAGAACAATCCCTCATTTTCTTACCAGATTCACCTATCCTATAACTTAAAGGTAAAGTGAAATCTTTATAAATAAACTCTAATGAATCATCTAATGGCATATATCACCTAATTAAAATAGTAACCACAAGAGTCACCGTAAACATCGACAACCTTCGTAACCGCTTTCCCTGTCTTACCAAAGTTTGAAATAGCGTTCTTAATTGCAAGCTCATAAGCTATATATTGCTTATCGTATCCTTGCCTTTCCCTATATCTCATGCCTCTCCACTTAATATACTCATCTAATACTATCTTCATATTAGGAGGCATATCAGGGACATCCGACCTTGTAGCAAATATTCTACTTGGGTTCCTAAAGAAGTAAAAACTCATTACTATAGCTGTACTTGGGTCAGGAGATACTAATATTTTAGTCTTAGTAATAGCTGCCCAACTATCTACTGTTCCTGTTGGAATACTACCAGCTTCTCGTCTCCAAATTTCTCGTAAAGATTCGTTTTGGAAAATCCTATTCGAAGTACTTTCATTCCAAGGGTCACCATCTAACTCTTTAAAGTAGTCCCATTCGTTCGCCCTTCTTCCGCTACTGTCTGTCGTTGGGTCTTCTGTAATGGTGCTTGTAAGGGTCGTATTATCCTCTATTTCTTCGTGTAAGAACCAGTCTTCTGTATTGGTTATATCTTTCAAATAAACTCTTCTACCGGTTATTCCTGTCTCTGTAGATAGGGGTATAGCTGTAACGTCTATCTGTTCCCCAAGGGTCACAGCTAAAGTGTCGCTTGCGCTTCCGAGTTTTGTTTCAATTCCAAGTGTTGTGGAAATATACGAGATGGCTACCTTGTAGTTCCCTGTCGGGAGTGTCCCGGCTATTCCGGAGACGGCTACGGTCGGTGCTGTCGGGTTCGCTAGTAAGAGAGTTTGCTCCTCGGCGAGAGCAGTTAAAGTTTTGTACGCCTTGGTTCTTGCGAACGGCCAATTGTGTCGAGTGTATATATCAAATAGACCATCGTTAATCCAATTAGTCACTAAGAGCTTAAAAGCCGAGCTTACATCACCTAGCTCAGTTGCATACTCTGTCTGTAAATCAAGACCGTTCCACATTACTTAACTCCTTATGGTAGACCTATACAAAATACATCACCATTATCATTTGATGTAACACCATAAATATAAACTGCTCCACCATCGTCTTCTGTCTCAGATGCTGACAGTGAGTTCTTATAAACAATCCCTGCGTCCTCTGATGTAGATGGGGTATAACTACAAAACAATATCCTTGATAGTCCTGTTTTAATAGCTCCCTCAGTTACACTTGTAAAAGCAACTGTGTATGTCTCCATGGCAACATTACCAGCTAAAATCCTCTTAGTCCTTGATGAACTAATAGCTCCAAATACTGATGAACTGACCATTGCAAAAAGCGCAATTATGATAAACTTCTTCATATTAACTCCTTATTCTGTTGATTATAGATTAGTCCTATTATTATTATACACATAAAAGATAATGTCGGTATATGAAATGGAAAATTAGCTATCGAATTTACTCCAATAGCTCCTAGTATTCCATATAGCATTGGATCTGTATTTCCTACTAAAAAGATTGGTCTTACTAAAAAGAACATATACACAAGTCCAATTAGTCCGAATGTGTATAAGTAGTAAATATATTCATTGTGAGGGTTACTAAAATAGCTTGTTTTTTGCATCCCTGCAAAGCTCCAACTGAATGCATGGAAGTAGCCAAGTCCATGGCCAGATATATACTTTCCACCGATCTGTTTTGTTTCAACTCCAAATTTAGTATTCCTTGAAACTTCTATAGGCCCTTGGAACATATTTTCTATAGTTTTCTCCCAAACTTTAACTCGGCCATTGTCATTCAACATATCCCCAAAGTTAGTTAAAGATGCTGAGAGCGAAAGTCCAATTACACCTACAATCAACCCCACAGATATTATGTAACGTAACCTTATTCCAACTCTCAGCAAAAGGAGACCAAGACTGCCACCTATAAAGCTAATTACAGGTGTAGCAGACTCAAGCATAACTAAACCTGTCACAGTCATTGGTAAAAATATAAACCACCTCTTCCTAAGAAGGGCAATTGATGAAATAGCTATCAAAGCACCACTATAATTCTTATTAAGTAAAGTTCCACTCACGCCACCTTTACCAATTGACTCTATATCTCTAAATACCTGTAGACTCGCTATAGATATATTATATTTATATTCAATTATAACAAATAATGACTGTAGTATCGCAACCACTCCAAGGAAGTTAAATATAGTATTATTATCTTCCCTCTTTAAAATACTCGTCATTTGCATGAGTAATAATACTCCAAATGTAAAACAGATAAACTTGTGTCCTACAGTAGACCAATTAAAGTCAAACTGTACTATAAATGCATGGCATATCAATAAAACTAAAGGTATCCAAATATCCTTCCTGACTTTATTAATTCCAAATAAAGCAAATAGAAGTGCTGAGACTCCTACAAAGGTATTGTCAAATGATAGACTAGCATTAGTCGTGCTATCTGATACTCTAATAAAATAAGGGAGAGCCAATAAGACTCCCCCTATAAAGTATTTATAATACTTACTATCTAGCATGAATAAATGCTTCTACTGTTCCACTAGTTGATACTGTATCAAGAGCTGTTGCAAATCCAGCCTCAGCAACTAAAGTGCCTTCTGCCATCTTTGCCGTTCCTGATGTTCTAAGTCCGTAACCTGCTGTAGTGTTATGGTTAGTCACATCAACCTTAATCGCATCATGTAGTCCATAAACTTGGCACTTACAGATTGCTTCAGATGCACAAGCATCATCAAATACGCAATGAGCCCTTAGAGATGCTGTTGTAGTAGTGGTAACCGTATAACCATCATCTTCCGTAAGGTCTAAAACAACTACATCACCATCAACATAAGCTGCATCTGATTTAACTTTAACATAACACTTGTTATTGGTACCTGACATAACTGTACCAGCTCCGTCAAAACCATAACCTGGGTTACACATTTCAGCTTGTGCCGAAACAACAAATAATACTAAAAGAAGTCCTAATATAAATTTCATCTCAATCCCCTTATGATACTGCTGTAACGTCTTCTAAACGACCAACAAATCTTCTGTTTGAACAAATCAAGTTACCCATAAAAGTAATCCTTGATCTAAAGGCATCTGCACTTTCAAGAGTGTTAAATGTCTCTCTCTTCATATTCTTCTTACTATGTGCAGCTAGGAAGAAATACTCAGTGTTCAAAAAGCTAATTGAGTTCGCTTTTGCTTTGCTATCAATAATCCAAGGTATTCCGTTAAACTTGAGAACACCAGAATGTCCAAGACCACTCATGTTATTGTCATGGCTTAGTCTTTGATGAGGCTGCAATAGGCTCCACATTTCATTAAAGACGTTCTGTCTAAGAACTGCGAAATCTGGCTTATCTAAACCTTCCGTACAATCACCCATAACACTCTGAATTCTAGCAAGTGTTAGTGCTTCATTTGTTCCCGGAGTCGAACCTTGAGTAATATTAGCAATCCACTCAGCGAAATCAGCAACTGCGATTCCACCATAAGTTGAACTTGTACTCATGATTGCGTCCATTCCAATAAATGCATTGGTTGTTGTACCATCATTATGAAGACCAGCTCCCATTCTATGTGCCATTGCTTTAAATGCAATGTCTACTCTTGAAGCTAATAGAGCTACTTGATTCGCTTTACCGCTTGCTTTCAATAACATATCCCAAGGAATAGTAACGTGCTCATAAATATTCTTCCAATCGTGCTGAGAATCAGTTATTGGATCATACTCATTGCCGTCTAGGGCTTGAGATCCTGTATACCATCCACCAGTCGTATCATCTTCATCTACGGTTGAGATTGGGAAAGCTAACTTGATGCCTCCGTCTCTTAACTTAATCTTTCCAGGTTGTGACAATAATGCGTAAGTTCCATTTGACTTGAACACACCATCATTGACTTTCTTATCAATCAGCTTGTTTGTTGTCGCTGTTAATTGATTTGTTTGTAATGTCATTATTTACTCCTGTTTTAGCCGAATGCAATCTTCATTGCGGCTTGTTCTAAACTCATGTTTGAATAATCTTCACCCTGTTGCGAGCCACCTTTTCCGCCACCCATTGTAGCAGCAGATGGTCTTTTACTTGCTGATTTCATCTTCCTTTGAGTGTTATTAACAACTCCCTTAGATGCTCTCAACTTTGAAATGTCCTCTCCATGTACAGCATTAAACGCCTGTTTAACTGATAACGTACTGGACGAATCATTTTCCCAGATTGCTCTTACTGAATTCCAGTCAGGCTTAAACCCAAGTTGTTTCACTAACGGTGCAACTTCTTTCTGTAGGTTTCCTAGATCAGCTTTGAATCCGCTTGCAATAGAGTCATACTCACTTTTTTGTGAACCAGTAGCCATTGAACTTTCCAAAGAGTTTACCTTAGCCTGTAAAGACCTTATCAAAGGATTGTTAAATGTCTGTGCTGAACCATTAATATAGTTCATAATCTCTGCGTGCATCTCTGGATTCTGTTCATGCATATTTTTAAGTGCATAATCAAAAACTTCTGCTTGTTGTAGTCGAGATTCATTCTCTTGATACTTACCCTGAAACTCTTCTACCTTTCGATCAAACTCGTTGTATGCATCGTCTTTCTCTGTAGCTAATTCTTGCATCTTCCTAGTATAATCGTATCCTTTCTGGATATATCCTAAAGCCTCTTCATTCGACTTGATTTCAAAAGGTACACCATTGTGTATAGGATTCATTCCATTAAGTGCATTAACTAAATCAAGGTCCTCTGTTTCAAGGTTGTCTTCATCTTTGTTAGCTTCCTTAAATTCCTGATTCTCTTCTTCCTCTTGATCTTCATAATATGAGCCATCCTCGTTAAATTCCTCAGACTGATTATTACCTTGGTCTGATTCCTCTGTAAGTCCTGCCCAATCATCAATTTGTTCATCTGTTACTTGGTCATTCTGTTCGTCTTGGTCAAAAATAAACATAATCTTATTCCCCTTGGTCCATATTTAGTAGTTGCTGATTAGCCTCTTCCCTTTGGGCCTCTTCAAGCATTGCTCTCTCCTCATTGCTTAGTAGTTCTGGGTTTATCTGTGCTTTAAGTGCCATATTCTCTATTGATAACTGTTGCATCTGAGCCTCTGTATTCTCCCTTTCGTCTAACGATTTAAGGAGAGTATCTTTAAATGGTAGGCTACTAATCATTAGGTATTCTTTAAAAGTGATTTTATCTGCCGTAAGAAGTTCTTTGGCTTCTGCTTCAACTACTTCTTTATCAATCCCTGCTGTCGTACCTGGGACTATATTCACAAAGTATTTTAAGTCAATTAATCTATCTGGGTCATACTGCTGGAAGCTTATATCACCATTTGGTGCCCTAGTTCTTAGCATCTTCTCAGCTGTATAGTATTTTACTATTCTACTAGCTACTAGCGTCCCTAATCTCTTCACACTGTCGATCATGTGCCTAGATTTTAGCCTTATTCTACCAACTGCTTGGTCTCTAAGTATTCGAACGTGTCTACCAGATGCATTAGCTCCCGGGGATACACCTTGTGTTGCTTCATTCAATCCTGAAATCTCTTCCATAATGTCAGCATCTAACTCAACTTGTCTAAACAAATCTGGCGACACCGGGACTCCAGCCTCTCTTCTAAGTTCAAAGCCTCTTTTCTTGGTGTATACTGCTCCAGCTTCATTAGTAATTTGATCTGCTGGAACTCCACAATCCTCATCCCTAATCCAGATAGGGTTTGAAGTCATTCTTAATGCTTGTAATAAGCTATATCTATTTTCATTTAATGTTTTTTGTAGGTCTATGATATTTTTAACTTCACCAAAACCATGCCAAGTATCATCTTTGTATGCATATATTGGAACAAGAGGGATCATTCCATCCTCTACATCAGGTGAACCATCATATAACAGTGTTTTACCTGTGCTAATAGTGACTCGCCAATTTCCAGCATATTTTGGTCTTTGTGCTTTTGGATTTTGTTCAATAAGTGAAGCATGAACTCCTATATGGTCTTTATGTATTAATATTAATGGCCCTAAAGTTGGGTCTTCTTCAATTGCTGCCATGTCTTCCGGTGACAATTGTTCAGGTGTCACTTGTAATGATTGTGCTATTATCATAGACATTTGGGCGTTATGTGCCTCTATATGTAACTCATGATTTTCATACTTAGATGACTGTGGATTGATTCCTTCTAGTAGCTGCTCATTCTCGAGCTTAACCTCTTCCACTGTCTCTTCTATTGGTATATCCTCTTTGGAATAATCCTTTTTCCAAGTCTCTACCAATAGGCCCATATTTGCCATATCATACTTATTATCGCTCTCATTACCTCCACCGAAGAACATAGAGTCATAGTCCTCTGCTTGTCCTTTATTAACCGTATCCCCATCTTCGTCTAAAGTGATCTTTTGTGCTGATATTTCTTCTGCCTTATCTGGGTACTTTCTTTTAATCTCATCTATCTTTAAAGGTATCTGGATTCGTGCGTATGTCGCTTCTTCAATAGTAGTTGCTAGTGGGTCTATGACTACTTGTCTCCAAGGGAGTGCTTTAATAGTAACTCCACCATCGCCTGCATTAGCGTCTGGATCGTAGTCTGGATATAACCAAGTGGGCCAGCTAATCAATGCATTTCTAACTGACTGAGAAATCAATAAATTTAAGTTATTATCATCATATACATTATGGATAGCTGATTCTAATAATTCAGCATCATACTCTCTACCTTCTTGCTGACTAATAACGTCTGTTCCTGGCATACTGTCCGTTAGAATTGGAACCTCAGATTCTATAATCTTAAAGATTTCATTCCTACTTGGACGCTCCTGTCCGTTAGGCCACTGTTTGTTATTATAGAAATCCTCGTATAACTTTAAATCCTTTCTGAATTTCTTAGTATAGCTATACGCTTCCTTGTAAAGTCTTTCATTTACTTCTAATATGTTTTTTTCTTCCATAGTCCTAGATTAATGGCTCTTTACATTAAAGTAAACAACAATTAAACTATATAGAAGGGGACATTATGCGTTATACATTCACTTGCACTCAGTGCAATTCCAAGGTCGAATATTCACTTCCATACACTCAAGCACCAAGAATAGGTCAAATAGTAGGCTTAAAGTGTGTCGCCTGTAATAGTAAATCAGTCAAGAGAACCCTTGATTCACCACCAACTATCCGCATGGGTAAATCAATCAAAAAGCAAAAGATTACCTTCACTGGATTTGGGTATCACGATGGACTAAATATGTCCTTTAAAGGTCCCAAAGATTACAAAGCATACCTTAAAAGAGAAGGTCTAATAGAAGCCGGTAATGAAGCACCTCCACAACATAAAGACCCAGAAGTTAATGTCCTAGATAAAGAAGTTCTGTCGGATTTAGGTAAGTCAGGGCTTAATGTCTCAGATAACGAAGCAACTGCACTACTCAATGGTGAATATCAAAAATCAGCTGAATTTCAAAATGATTTAAAAAGGATTAGTACCAATGATTGCTCTTCATAACTTTCTTAATGTCATTGGATGGCTGATAAGCGCCGTACTCTGTATTATTGGATTCCCTATACTCTGTATTATTGGGTTTATCTTCACTGTTACCATCAGAGTCCTTGGAGCCTCTAAAAAACATTACAATTACAATAAGAGTTAAAAACCAAGTAACCAATATCATTAAATAGTCATAATTCATTTTGAAACCACCCATTTCCTCAATCTTTCCCATGCACTTCTACCGCTGAATAATGAGTTCTTCATAAGTTGGTAAATAAATCCAACTAAGAATGTCGGTAAAGATACCACTAGAAATAATGCTAGAACTGTCTGTTTAATTAAAACCATCCCTTGTCTCCTTGCTTATGTGCTCCTGATTCTCCAGAAGAGTTCTGTTTAACAGCTTGTAACGCTATCGCTGCCGCTGCCACTCTATCTTTTCCACCTATATCTACATTGCCTTTCATGTCCCTAGATATACCACGCATCTCTCTTAATAATAAGACATCATTTATGTTAATTTCACTGTCTCTATGTCTTGCTTGTAAGTATGCAATCATATCTAGCTTATTGGCACTTGTTGTTCTCCAGCCAATAGATTTAGTGATTTCATTAGTCCTTTTGTCTCTAACTTCCCTCTCATAAACATTATAATATGGAGCATTTCTAATAGCTGTTAAAGTCGCATAACCCATATTATTTATTTCAGGTGCTAAAAGAGCATTATTATATAACTTAGCTAAAGCAACTAATAAGATTCCAAATAAGTCAGGATCTATCCTCCCATGCCAACGTGCTACCTGATTTAACTCATTATCTAGTACAAGAGCATGACTAGCATCACCATGTTCAAGACCTTCTGCCACATCTGCACCTACCGAATATCTTTTGCTATCATCAGGTATATCATAAATCTCTAAACCTTCATTGTAGTCTTCTAATAATGTACCTATAAAGAAGTCTCTAACATCAAACTTAATAGCTGGATGTCTAGCAAAACTATCTATTTCTCGCTTCAGTTTATCTTGGTCGAAAACTGGGTTACCACTAGATAAAAAAGATTCCTCTGCCGATAGTGGATAGTCCTGTTTAAACCTTTCCTCTGGAGTATATAGACTTCCATCAACTCCACTGGATTCCTTACCATACTCTTTTATTTTTAACCTTCTCCACATCAGCTTGTCATAATTCAACTTTGGATATGTAGTCAGTAAAGTTTCTTCATACTCTGTTGGTGTAAAGTTTGATGACGGCCACTCGTATTCCTCATTTTCATACCAAGGAATAAATATAGGTATATAGTTAGTTTCCCCTGCCTCAGCCTCTGACCAAGCATTATAAAAAGCTCCACCCTTTCCATCCATACCATTAGACGTACTCTCTTTAACTATACAAGAAAATACATTATTCATCATTGGTACAGAGTTTCCTAGACCCTCATCAATCTTATCTAAATAATCAAAGTATGCAGCCTCCGTCAAATGAGCAAAAGTAGCCGTACCAGCTCTACCAGCATCTTTATCTTTTGCAGTTTCAGCTTTAACACCCGAATCAAGTCCAGGATCCTCTTTAATCTTCTCTTTTTTGGGGTTCTGATAGTAAAGCTCTCTATCATTTAAAATTGCTACCATTGGCTTTAATTCATCAGGCATATTAGCTAAAAATCTAGTATAAATAGAAAATACTTCATCAGTTCTCTTTGAAACATCAGCAAGTAACTTTCCCTTCATATTAGTATTAGTAACTAATAACCAAGTAAAAAAAGCAGCGACCGCAGTCGAGATTCCAAGTTGTCTACCCTTACAAACAATAATCCTAACTGGCTCATTATTCATATAAGCATTTAACATAGGATCTATAATCTTCCTCTGATATGGTCTTGGAATAAAGGGAACAAGCTTGCCCCCCTTACTCTCTATCTTTAAAAAGTTCTCTGAAAACTTATAAAAGTCTAAAATATAGTCTCTATAAAAGTTTTCTAATTTGTCACTCATTTAGACTTTTTACCTGTCCTCTTACTTCTTCTTAACTCCTCAATAAACTCTTTACCTTCTACGGCTTTACCTTCACTTGGATGCCAATTGAAATATCTGTAAAATGTCGGTGCATGATAATTGTACTTATGAATAGCGTTTCCTCTTGGAACTTCAAATGTAAACCAAACTACATTCATATTATCCTTAGACTTAATACACTCATACTTTTCATCCCTAAGATACTTTAAGCTTGGATGAGTTGGCTCTTTCCTACAGACGCAGAATCCCTCAATCGCCTCGGGCATCAATTTCTTGATACTGTCGAACTTCTTCACTTTCTGTGTCAGAGTCGCATTCTCCAACTCCTGCCCCTTTAACTTCTCCTTGAGCTCCTGTACCCTCATTTCTAAGGTTTGCATTTCTAGTGTGTTCTTCTTCTCTACCATTTATATCCTCCGGTTTATGCTCCACTTGTACGCTTCTTGGAGCAGATAATTGTTGTTGTCTTACATATTGGATAAGCCTTTCGTGTTTTGTGTCTTTGTCCTGTGCTTTATCCTGATTGTTTTCACTTTGTGCTAAGTATTGTTTTCCAAGGAACATCTGCATCTGGATACTGCCATTCTCCGCTGATCTCCATTGCATCCTCCGTAAAGCAATCCTCCCTCCGTCCTGGTGCATAAGATAAAACTCTTTAAATGAGACTCCAAATTCATCCTTAATTAACTTAGTTAAAACTGTCTCACTACACCTTAAGAATCTTGATATTTCAGTCTTAGTACATTGCAACTTGCAAAGTGCCTCTATCTGCTGATAAATGTCTAATGGTGCATCATTCTTGACTGACATTAGCTTCCCTCTCTATAAATACTTCCCCTGTTTCTTCGTGAACAGCATGATCTCCGGTATACTTCATCCAGCGATTGACTATTACATCAATATAAGACTCGTCTATCTCCATGCCATAACATATAGTCTTAGTTTTTTCAGCAGCAATTAAGGTAGTTCCTGAACCCATATAAAGATCAAGAACTCTATCTCCGAATAAGCAACTATTATTAATAGCTTCCTCTATTAAATCTACAGGCTTCATAGTTGGGTGTAAATCATTCTTCTGTCGTCTATCGAAGTCCCAAGTAGAGAACTTCTTTGTACCATTCCCATAAAACTTATGACTTTTCTTTTGCTTCCAGCCGAATAGTATTGGTTCATGTTTGTAGTGATAATTACATCTTCCAACTGCATGATTATTCTTCACCCAAACTAGTTGATGTTTCAATTGGAATCCAGATTCCTGTATAGCTCCCATTAACTTATAGAGCAAATCTCCCCCCTGTGGCCCTGTAATATAATAAGACATATCGTCCGTACTATATTCGTGGGCCAGCATCAAAGAATCCAACCAAAGATTATAAATATCCCCTGGTTTCATAGTATCGTTTTCAATCTCCTTAGTGATCCTGTTGCCACCAAAGGAATTTAAAAACTCATTCTTCTCTGTATATGAAACACCATAAGGAGGGTCTGTAATCAAGAGATTTGCCTTCTCATTGTTCATTAGTACCTTTACATCATTATTGTCAGTAGAGCTTCCACACATGATCCTATGGTCTCCTAATAGCCAAATATCACCCTTCTTCGTAACAGGATCATTTGTAACGACAATTCCATCAATATCGTCAACGGCTTCCTCTGACTTATCTAATCCAGCATCAAATAAAGACTTTACTCCAGCTAAATCAACACTCGGAAAGTCTATATTGTCTAGAACGTCCATACCCAAGTCGAAGTCCTTAATAAAATCAAAGATACTTTGCTCTGTAGCCTTTCCGTAACTACTTGCTATGGATAGTAACTTCTTCCTTGCCTCCTTAACATTCTCAGCAAAAATATCAGCAACTGGAAATTCCCCCGGTAACTCAACGCCTTCTTTCAGCATTCGAACTAAAGTGGAATACCTTTGATGTCCGTCCATGATGTTGTTTACTTCCTTATCTTTCCAGACAAAAAAAGGTGCAGAGAATCCAGATTCAATCATCTCCTTTTTTAACTTCCTATAAGATAACTCGTCTAACTTCTTTAGTTCACCTTGAAATGGTGTCATCTTCGATAAAGGTAGCCACCGACTTCCTTCGCATTGAATTAAAACTTTCATAAATGTCTCCCTAAGGGATCATATCTAACTTATCTATTCAAGTCCACAGTATGTTATAACGCATTGTTTAATTAACGCTCTATGTTTAACTCGTATAGCAAGAAAAATAGTTTAAATTAAATTGTAACAAAACTTGACAAAGTGTTCGAATTTTATTAAAATATCGAAATATTACTTGATAACAAGTATTTAGCTTTTAGCAAAAAGCTAAGTAGTTAACTTTTCTTTTGTTTGTCTTTATCGACCACGAGACAGCAACCAACAAAGCATACCACCGCACGCATCTGTAAATCTCCTGATTTACAGCCACTTAACGATATTTTCTGAAGCCACCTCTATTCCCTAAAATTAGGGCCGAATCTCTTTTCTATAATTAACTAATAACAAGCCTTGTCGTTCCGACAGGTCTTGGCTTTCAGGGGTTCGACGTGTTATGCTGGGAACTGAGTGGCAGAGGTTTGCAGAGTCCAAGCAATCTCGCTGGTAGTAAAAGAGAGTTTCATCGGTTGGGCAAAAAAAGGAATCGGGCATGAGTTTTTACAGTAAGAGGAAATTTTCCCCTGAGCAGCGTAGGAAAAGGGCTCTCCCAATAATTAGAGATTTTGACGAGAGTAAGGTTGAGATTTTAGGTAAAGTCGGTGAGCCATTATCATCGAGTAAAGTTACTAAGGGCGGTAGAACAATTGGAGGTAATAGCCTTATAGAGAACTTAGAGCGATCTAAATTAGTTATTAATGGAGCCGAAAGATATATAAGTAAGATTAAGTAGAAATAGAAAGGCCCTTGTTTAAATCAAGGGCCAGTCCAATATAACTAAGTCATGAAAAGCAGTGGTACGTCTATAATAAGACATTCTCCTTACCCTCGTCAACTATTTCTATTAAGCCTCTAAGAATTAGTTCCATAACTCCATAGACACTTAGATTTTCACATATCTCGCACTGGTATTTTTCAGCGTCTAACTCAACACCAAACGAAACATTCAAACACTCGATACACACGCCGCCATTATTCCGCTCGAGTTCGCCTAAACCTGAGTAGCTCACTGATACAACACCCTTCCTATCAGCCAATTCCACCGTACCCTCGCAAACTACGGCAACGGAAGTCTTGCCACAAATCTTTTCATTAGACATTTTGTCTCCTTATTCTTTATTTAATATTTCTACCAACTGGTCATAAGTTGATTCCGTTATCCTGTATTTGTCTAGTGTACGAGTATCTCTAATATTAATAATATCTGTGTTTATTAAGTCTTTATATAACTCAATATTATTAATATTTATCGTTATCTCATAATTATAGTTTTTAGGCTTAAATGTTACATGAGTTCTCATTTATCTCCTTTAGTTAATTCCCATAACTTGTCTTCTATATAATCACTAAGTATATCTGCTTCTTCTTTATTCTTAGCTCCTATATGCCAATCATAGGTAATACATTGTTCTCTAAAGTTGTTTGGACTCAGAAAATTATCATCGTAAAGACTTGTTGCCTTATAGTCATATAGAGTAACAATATTTCCAAGATTATCTTCTAAAACCCACCCTGTGGATACTTTAAAGTCATCACCATCATAGGTAGGTTTACCAAAGATAGAAACAAGGTCTTTATAATTAGCTTTTATATATCCCTTTAAACAAGTTCCAGTACAACTTTTCTCAGTATGTTTATATTCTTTATTCATTCTGTAAATCCTAGCTCTTTAAGAAAAGGAGCACATCCGCATTGCTTATTGACATAGCTACTTGACCAATTACCATCACTGGCATATCCGCCTTCTACATAGTGATTTGTCAGTCCCCAAAGGTATGGAGTATTTACCGATGGATGGTAACGTCTGTACCC